AACAGAAAATGACGGTGAGATTATTTTGCAAAAATGCAAATATAACATTGAAGAAATTAAGAAATTTGTAGAAACAACTAACGGCTCATTTGCAGGACTTTTTTTATTAAACAATAAAATGATAGCAATAAGAAACAAAAACCGTCCTATGTGGAGATTAGAGCATTTAAACGCAGTTTATTACGCATCCACTAAAGACATATTTAAAAGAGTGGATAAAAACTTTAAGCCTAAACAATTAAAAGAAAATATCATTTATGAAAATTAGAAAAGCAACTAAAAATGATGCCGAATTAATTAAAATTTTGCACAAACAACATAAAGACCATATTGGAAACTTTAATTTATTTTGGGTTTGGGATAAATATCTTGAAGGCAAAGCAAATTATAATTATGTGGTTATAGAGGGAATTGCATTTATGAGATACGGATATTCAAAAAAATATAAAGCAACCGTATTATATGAAATTGGAGTGGATGTAAACAGCACAATGAAGGGAGCAGGGAGGTTATTATATAATCATTTGCCTAAGCCTTTATTTTTAAAATGTAATGTTAGCAACGAAATAGGAAACGCATTTTATTTAGCAATGGGAATGACTAAGGCAGGAGTAACAAAAACAAAAGCAGGAGAAAAACAAAACATTTGGTGGATTTCATAAATTACCACATATTATCATCAAAGGCTCAGGATATAGATCCAAGCAATGATTGTTTGAGATATGTTGCTGATAGATTTGAGTTAAATATTGAGCAAAGATATTGGCTTGC